GGGGCTTGGTGGGTTAAGAACGTATGAAAAGAAAAACGATTTAACAAAATGAGTAATTTCATTAAAAAATCAATACTAGATCCACAGAATTAGATAGTTATGATAAAAAACATGATAAAATCAGACCATACATTTGGAGTTATTAATGGATTTTAGTCCTTACATTATTTGGAACATTTTTATAACATTAGTTTTAGCACCATTGATGTATGGCATTAGACAAAATTCTTCAGAAATTAAAAGGATTGATATATTGATTAATAAAACAAGAGAAGAAATACCAAGCAAATACGCAACAAAAGATGATGTTAAAGATGATATTTCACAAATATTGGATAGATTTGATAAACTAGAGGAAAAATTAGATAAATTTTTAGTTAAATAATGGATCCTACACAAAGAGCATACGAAGATTTATATGGCCAAGGTGGTCTTTTTTCTCAATATAAAGCAGAGCAAATGCTTCCCGCAGTAGATGGATTATTTGGTGGAGGTCCTATTATTGGATCAAAGGCTTTAGAATATGCAAGAGCAATTTCAGGCGGTATGCCATTTGAACAAATAGTTCAACCAGGCATGGAGTTTTCAACATCACAGCCTATGGGTAGAAGTGTTTTTGATATTAATTTTTCATTACTACCAGGAACACCATCAATAACACCACCACCGCCACCACCACCAGATCCAGTAGTTGCACCGCCTCCAACCCCACCACCAGCACCAACACCAGCACCCGAAGATACAGGAGTAGATGTTCTTTTCTTTCCAGTTCCTCAAGATAACACTTATGATGATCTTGATTTTGGTGACAAGGTATCAATAGCTAAAGATTTTGGTGGATTTTATAGATTGCCTTCTGGTGAAATAAGACAACTTACACCAGAACAGTTTGATTACTATTCTAATGTCTGAACAACAAAAAATTCTTGATGGCCAACAAGCCGAACAAATTTTAGAAAGTGAAGTTTTTAAAAAGGCTTTACAAAATTTAAAAGAAGAATACATACAACATTGGTTAAATAATATTGATGTTGATGCTGTTTCTTTAAGAGAAGATATACACAAAGCTATATTGTTGTTACCACAAATAGAAAAGCATTTAAGAATTATTGTTGAAAAAGGAAAAATATCTAAATTTCAAGCCGAAAAACTAAAAAAAGTCAAATAACTTCACATAAATACCATTTATATTGTAAAATTAGTTAAAACTATTTAAGGAGTTTTAAATGGCAACAACGGAAAAACCGACTGCATTACAAACCGACTTCCAAAAAAACGTGAAGTCTTTTGAAAGTTATCTATCTCCGAAAGAGGAAACTCAGGAAGAGCAAATAGAAAACCAAGAAGAGATTGTTGAAGAGGAAGTTGAAGAAATAGAAGAAGAACAAGATCCTCAAGAAGAGGATGAAGTTTCTGAAGAAGAGGATGAAAGTCCTCAAGAAGAAGAGCTTGAAGAACAAGTTGAAGAAGAAAAGCAACCTCAATTTTATAAAGTCAAAATTGATGGCATAGAACAAGAGGTCACGCTTGAGGAACTTCAAAGAGGTTATTCAAGACAACAAGATTATACGAGAAAAACTCAAGAACTTTCTCAACAGAAAAAAGCTATTGAGCAACAGCAATCTGAGATTTCTCAAAAAGACGCAGTTTATTCTGAGTTACTTCCTAAAATGGAAGCGCAACTAAAAGGCGATTTACAGAATGAACCTGATTGGCAACAGTTAAGCGAAGATGATCCAATCGCATACGTTAGAGAAAAACAGTTATGGGATCAAAAGAAAGAAAGGTTGCAAGCTGTACAAGCTGAACAGCAAAGGATTCAAAAAGAATCTTTAGCAAAACAGCAAGAACAGATTATGCAAATGGTCCAACAAGGACAACAAAAACTTTTGGAACTTATACCTGAATGGTCTGACGAAAAGATTGCAAGTAAAGAAAAAACTGCAATCAGAGAATATGCGATTAATGTTTTAGGTTATTCATCTGAAGAAATGGATCAAGTGTATGATTATAGAGCTTTACTTGGTTTGCGATCTGCATGGCTACAAAGTCAAACAGCAGAGGCAACAAAGAGAAAGCCTACAGAAAAAGCATCAATTCGTGCTGGTAAGCCAGGTTCATCAACTAGAAAAGTATCAGTTGCTCCAGAAAAAAAACTACGACAAAAGTTGCGTAAGACGGGTAAAACCAAAGACGCAGCTAAAGTTTTTGAACAATTGCTAAACAATCGAGCGTAAGCTCTAAGGAGTAAAAAAACATGGCAAAAGTGACTAACGCATTTGATACTTACAGTGCAACGGGTAACAAAGAAGATTTATCAGATTTAATCTATAACATTTCTCCTTTTCAAACTCCGTTTCTCTCAAGTGTCGGAAAAAGAAACGTAAATAATGTTGTTTTTGATTGGCAAACTGAAGTTTTACCAACTCCGTCCTCAACAGGACAGTTGGAGGGTTTTGAATTATCAAGATCATCTTCTCAAGCTACATCAAGAGTAAGCAATGTATGTATGATCTCATCAAGAGATGCAACAGTAACAGGATCGCAAGAAGCGTCTGACGCTGCGGGTAAAAATTCTGAAATGGCTCACCAATTAGCTCTTATGGCTAAATCTTTAAAAAGAGATATGGAAGAGGCTTTAGTTCAGAATATCGCAAAAAACTCAGGTAATGCTTCTACAGCAAGACAAACAAGGTCTTTAGAAACCTTTTATTCATCAAACGTAAATAAAGCGTCTGATGGAGCAAATGGTTCTGATTCTGCTGCTAGAACAAATGGAACTAGAAGAGATTTAACCGAAGCTATGGTTAAAGATGTTCAACAACAATGTTTCGCTAGTGGTGCAGAGCCTTCAATCTTAATGTGTGGACCATATAACAAAGGTGTTATTTCTGGTTTCACAGGAAGAGCGCAAGCAAGACAGTTTGTTGATGCTAATACAGTAGAAGCATCTGTTTCTATCTACTCAGGTGATTTTGGTGAACTACAAGTTGTGCCATCAAACAGAAGTAGAGAGCAATCAGTTCATCTGTTAGATCCTGAATATGCAGCAGTTGCATATTTAAGAGATTTTGAAACTATTGATATTTCAACTATCGGTGATGCAGAAACCAAAATGATTGTATGTGAATATGGTCTTGAGGTGAAAAACGAAGCTGCTCACGGAATTATTGCAGACGTTAAAGTTTCAGACTCAGACGCAGGTTAATAACTTGCAAACACGGGGGGCGTAAGCCCCCCTTTTATCATGGCAATAAAAACTATCATTGATCATAAAACAGGTTTCAAAAATGAATTTGCAACCGAAGATGATAAGCACATATATCACACCACACAAAATGTCCAACCCGTCATAGAGTTAGCAAAAAAATTAGGAGACTTTACACCGGGCAAAGAATTTCGTCACGTTGCAGAAATTCCTATGGTAATATATCAAAGAATGGTTAGAGATGGCTCTATTCGTGATAAAAGAGCTTTAAAAAAATGGTTAAATAATCCTGATAATAAATTATTTAGGGTTTGGAAGGGTAAAATATAAACATGACTTATAGTGAATTAAAAACAAACATAGCTGCATATTTAAACAGGTCTGATTTGACTAATCAATTAGACATTTTTATAGATCAAGCAGAGGCAGAAATAAACAGAAAAATAAGAACAAAAGACATGGTAAAAAGGGCTACTGCTGTTTTAGAAAATCAATATCTAACATTACCAAGTGATTGGATGGAAGCTATTAATGTTGAAATAGTTTCAAATAATTTCTCTCCATTATTCCAACAATCAGTAGAATCTTTAGATGTTTATAGAAGAAGTATTGATAACTCTAGTGGACAGCCTGTATATTTTGCTATTGTCAATGATACTTTGGAATTTGCACCAACCCCTGACCAAAGCTATGACTTACAGCTAACCTATTATGCAAAAATAACACCTTTAAGCGATTCAAATACATCTAATTTTGTTTCTAACGATCATCCAGACGTTTATTTATATGGTGCATTAAAACACGCATCAGTATTTTTAATGGAAGATGATAGAGCCATACTTTTTAACAACCAATTTGAAAAAGCCATTGAAGAAATAAGAATGGAAGATGAAAAAGCTAAATTTGCTAAAGGTTCATTACTACAAAGAAGAAAAAGTTATGGAAAAGCTAAGAAAAATGTTTATTATATGAAAGGAGACTAGGAGAATTTATGTCATTTAGTAATTTTTTAGAATTAGAAGTTTTAGACCACGTTTTTAGAAATTCAGCTTATACAGCTCCATCTAATATTTATGTGGCTTTATTCACTGCTGCACCAAATGACGCAGGTGGTGGCACAGAAGTTTCTGGCAATGGTTATGCAAGACAAGTTATGGCTTTTAGTGCTGCTTCAGGTGGCTCAATATCTAATAGTGGCTCAGTTGAGTTTCCAACAGCTACAGGATCACAAGGCACAATTACCCACATGGGTTTATTTGACGCATCATCAAGCGGTAATTTACTTGCCTATGGTGCATTAACAGCAAGTAAAACTGTAGGTGATGGTGATGTCTTTAGATTTAACGCAAGTTCAGTAACTATTTCATTGGATTAACACATGGCCCAACAAGGATATGGGTTTGGTAGTTATGGCAGATCAAATTGGGGTGATACCCAATATGAGTTAGCAACATCAAATATATCCGCATCTGCATCAGTTAGTTCCTCAGGCACACAAATAGATTTAGGTGAATCTAATATAAATGTTTCATCATCATTATCATCTGACGGATTGCTTATTCGTGAAGGTGCGACCTCAATAAGTTCTTCAGCATCATTATCTAGTGCTGGAGTAACCTTGCTAATAGGATCTAGTTCTGTTTCAGCATCTTCCTCTGTATCATCTGCTGGAACTCAGGTTAATATTGGTGAATCAAGTATAACAGTATCTTCATCTGTTGCCTCAGAAGGAACTCAAATTAATGTCGGAGAAGCAACAATAACAACAGTTTCTTCTGTTGGTTCTTTAGCTGGTCTTATTAAACAAGGAGCTTCATCAATCAACAATACTTCTAGCATTTCTGTAGATGGTCGTTTAAAATGGGAGAAAGAAATAAATCCAAGTGTAGTTTGGACAGATCAAACAAATCCATCTACAACTTGGACAGAACAAATATCAAATAGGTAAATATGGCAGATACAACAACAACTAATCTCAGTTTAACAAAACCAGAAGTCGGAGCTTCTACCGACACATGGGGTACAAAATTAAATACAAATTTAGATACTGTTGATGCAATTTTCAGCACATCAGGTACAGCAGTTTCAATGGGAGCTGTAACTTTTGGTGGTGATGTAATTATTCAAGGCACAACTCCAAAATTAACATTGGGTGATGCTGGCGCAGAAGATGTCACAATTCAATTTGATGGCAATGCTCAAGATTTTTATATCGCACTTGACGACTCAGCAGACGATCTTGTTATTGGTCATGGCAGCACAGTAGGAACAAGCGTTGCTATTGGTATTAATGAAAGCCAAGTAGTCCAATTTAATGGTGCATACACTTTCCCAACATCAGATGGTAGTGCTAACCAAGTTTTACAAACAGACGGCAGTGGAGCTTTATCTTTTGCTACTGTATCTTCAACACCAACAGCTATACAAGACGCTGATGGCGATACTAAAGTTCAATGTGAAGAATCTGCTGACGAAGATAAGGTCAGAATAGATGCAGGTGGTACACAGATAGCAACTTTTGCCC